CCTCAAAAATTCCCCGGAGGAAATGATTGATAAAAGGTCGTGAAAATCCTGCCTAGAATATTTTGTCTATTTAACAGATTACATGGACATTGCCTCTAAAATTTTGGTTTTTTCTTTCTTACTTTCTCCTTGCTGAAGAAGTTTTGAAATCCATCCATGTAATCTTTTAAGTAGATAAGGTATTTTAGATGACACAAATGATTGATAATACTATTGAAAGGAGAATATTTATGCCTCAAAGAAAAGCAATAGTCACAGCTGACGGAGTCGTAGAAAAAAAGACGACTAAAGTTTCAAGACCCATGTTATCACCAGAGGCTCAGGAACAGAGAATGATTTCTCTAGCAATGGAAGTGTCGTATGAACGAATGAAAAACGGAACAGCCACTGCTCAAGAAATTTGTTATTGGCTTAAATTAGGAAGCACACATGAGCAGCTAGAGAAAGTTAAACTAGAGAATGAGATTGCTTATCGACAGGCACAAACTGATACACTACGTAATGCAGAGACAAATGAGAAATTGTATCAAGATGCTATAGAAGCAATGTCTCGTTATAGTGGTGTTAAAAAAGTGATTGATAATGATGAACAAGAATAATGTAAGAACATATTCCGATTTACAACAATTACATACTTTTGAAGAACGTTATAAATATTTGAAACTTCATGGTGAAGTGGGGAATGATACATTTGGGTTTGATAGATACATTAATCAACAGTTCTACAAATCTAAAGAATGGAAAGATGTACGTAATCAAGTAATAGTGAGAGATAATGGTTGTGATTTAGGTGTTAAAGGTATGCAAATCAAAGGCAAAGTATATATTCATCATATGAATCCAATCGATGTGAATGATATATCTGAAGCCACTGATTACCTACTAAATCCAGAGTATCTGATTTGTGTCAGTCAAGATACACATAATGCGATACACTATGGAACTAAAGATTATGGTAAATCTAAAGAAATAATAAAAAGGGCACCAAATGATACGTGTCCATGGAAAAGATAGGAGGTATTTATGGTTAACGAAGATCAAAAAAAGAAAAGTATACTATTGTCCATTAAACATAAATTAGGTTTAGATGAAGATGATGGCTATGATGATGATATTATCATTGACATAAATTCTGCTCTATCATATATTAATGATTTGGGTATAGGACCAAAAGCTTGCTTTTCTATAACTGGTCCAGAAGAGTTATGGACTGATTTCTTAGGAAATGCTACAAATTTAGAAATGGTTAAGTCTTTGGTATACTTAAAAGTTAAATTAGTATTTGACCCTCCAACTTTGGGATTCCTTTTGGATGCTATAAACAAGCAAATCGCAGAATTGGAATATCGTCTATATGTAAGAAGAGATAATGAAATGGGAGGTAATACATAATGTCTAATTTAGAATTTCTAATGGCTCAAGATGCTATAATGCATAGTAGAACTAAGGGCTCTAAAAATGGTGACAGACGTTATCAATATGAAGATGGTAGTTTGACACCATTAGGTGTTGAGCATCAACGAGAAATGAGACGTGCTAGAGCTGAAGCGATGGGAAAAGGTTTATCAGATGCTGCAAAACAAGTTTCAGAAGCAGGTAAAAATCTTCCAACTACTAGAGGCCGATACGAACGTAAAAACTATTCTAAATTAAGTAACCAAGATTTGGAAAAGAGAATCCGTAGATTAGAATTGGAAGACCGTTACGGCCAATTAACAGGTGACACTAAATATGTAAAATCTGGTTCTGAAAAAGTTCAAGATGCTATAAAATTTATTGGTGCTACTTTAGGCATTCTTGCTTCAGGTGCAATTATTGCTAAAACGGTTCAAGATATGCAAATCGACAAAAAGAAACAAGAATCAAAATAAACTAAGGAATGGTATAGTATATGGGTTTATCTAATACGGCAGTACCAAAGTATTATGGTCAATTTAGAGATGCTGTATTACGTGGAGAAATACCAGTTTGTAAACAGATATCTCAAGAAATGAATCGTATAGACCAACTCATTGCCAATCCTGGTGTATATTACGATGAGGACGCGGTTGAAGGTTTTATACGGTTCTGTGAAGAAGAGTTAACCTTAACCGATGGTTCAGATTTAAAATTACTTGATTCTTTTAAATTATGGGCAGAACAATTATACGGATGGTATTATTATATTGAGCGTTCAGTTTATGTTCCTAACCCAAATGGTGGAGTAGGTTCATATAAAAGAGTTAGAACTTTAAAACGACTAACGAGAAAACAATTTATTATAGTTGCCAGAGGCGGAGCTAAATCAATGTATGCATCATGTATACAAAATTACCAGCTAAACGTCGATACAGCAACAACTCACCAGATTACTACAGCTCCAACAATGAGACAAGCTGATGAGGTAATGTCTCCAATACGTACTAGTATCGTACGTGCTCGTGGTCCTTTATTTAAATTCTTAACTCAAGGTTCTTCTCAAAATACAACTGGTTCCAAAGCTAATAGAAAGAAATTGGATAGCACTAAAAAGGGCGTTGAAAATTTCTTAACTGGTTCATTATTAGAAATACGTCCAATGAGCATCGATAAACTTCAAGGTTTAAGATGTAAAGTTGCGACAGTAGACGAATGGTTATCAGGAGATATTAGAGAAGATGTTATAGGTGCAATCGAACAAGGTGCATCTAAATTAGATGACTATATTATTATAGCCACATCATCAGAAGGTACAGTAAGAAACGGTGCCGGAGATGATATTAAGATGGAACTTAATGATATATTAAAAGGTGATTATTATGCACCACATATTTCTATCTGGTATTACAGATTAGATGATATAGAGGAAATTAATCAACCTGAAATGTGGATTAAAGCAAATCCAAATCTAGGTAAAACAGTAAGTTATGAAACTTATCAACTAGATGTAGAAAGAGCCGAAAAAGTTCCATCTGCAAGAAATGATATTATAGCTAAAAGATTTGGTATTCCAATGGAAGGTTATACATATTATTTCACATATGAAGAAACATTGCCACATCCAACTGTGAATTTCTGGAGTATGCCATGTTCTTTAGGAGCCGATTTATCACAAGGAAATGACTTCTGTGCATTTACGTTCTTATTCCCATTAAATGGAGGTGCCTTTGGCATAAAGACTAGAAGTTATATAAGTTCTTCTACTTTAGCCGCTTTACCACCATCAATGAGACAAAAATATGAGCAATTTATGGACGAAGGAACATTGATTGTGCTGGACGGAACTATATTGGATATGATGGATGTATACGACGATTTGGATAAGCACATAATTGAAAGAGGTTATGATATTCGATCATTCGGATTTGACCCATATAATGCAAAAGAATTTGTAGATAGATGGCAAAGTGAAAATGGTCCATTTGGAATAGTTAAAGTAATACAAGGAGCTAAAACAGAAAGTGTTCCATTGGGAGAATTGAAGAAACTAGCTGAGGCACGTTTGTTAATTTTCGACGAGCAATTAATGACTTTTACAATGGGTAATGCAATTACTCTAGAAGACACTAATGGCAATCGTAAATTATATAAGAAACGTTATGAAGCTAAGATTGATAATGTGGCAGCAATGATGGATGCATTTGTTGCCTGGAAACAAAATAAGGAGGCGTTTGAGTAATGGATTATTGGGCTTATATGCAAATTAATAGGCAAGCTGTAAATGAATATATCGCTCACCATGGTGTGCTTGGCATGAGATGGGGTGTAAGACGTTATCAAAATAAAGACGGAACTTTAACTCCATTAGGTAAAGAACGTTATGGCCGTATCATAGATGACATTGAAAAAGTAGATAATAATACATTTTCAGTGTTTGCAAAAAATGAAAAAGCCATATCTAAAATATACAGTAAATATGGTTTGAAAGCTCCAGAGATGAAAATGTATAGTGGTCAAGTAGATTATTGGCATTCTTCTATAATTCCAGTTTGGCGTATTAAAGCAGATTTAAGAAAAGATGCTAAAAAAAAAGAATATTCCGAAAGTGACGCTAAATTAATTGACCAATATGTTAAGGAAATCAATTCCAATAGCGAAAAATTATATAAAGATTATAAAGATATTATAAATAAATATGGTTTAAAAGATTATCGTGTTGTTACTAATACTAATACTCCAGGTAGTTTGCTTGGCGAATATCACAATTATAAAGAGTTTGAAAAAAAATATCGCCAGTATTATAATAGTGTAATACAACATAGTGACGATTATATGGTCAATCCTTTGGTGGAAGATTTTATCGCTCATCACGGTGTCAAAGGCCAAGAATGGGGTAATAGAAAGTACCAATACGAAGATGGTAGTTTGACACCCGAAGGTAAAAAACATTATGGAGTAGGTGATGGCTCAGAAAAGCAACCTCAAAAGAAACAAGTTCCAAAAAAATCTACAGCAACTTCCAGTACTACAAAAACTAAGGCCGACTTAGAAAAAGAATTGGAAGAAGCAAAATTGCGTGAACAAAAACAAAAACGTAATAAAAAAATAGCTATAGCAGCGGGCATAACTGCTGCAGTTATAGTGGCCGCCGTATTGGGTAAAAAACTTCATGATAAGAGAATTCAAGATGCAGAAATGCAAAAACAAGCTGCAGAAGGTAAGAAATTAATTGATGAACTTCAAAATAAAAATAATTTGTTAAATTCTGATATGAAAACAGCTTCAGCAAAGATAGAAGGATTAACTAGAACAAGAGATTTTTATAAGAATAAATCTATAGGTTTAGAAAAAGATAATTCTTTCTTATCCACTCAAAATAAATCTGCAATAAATACCATACACCAGTTGCAAGCCGAGAAGAAATCTGCAAAGATAAGTTCTTATAATGCTGGTAAAAAGTTAGAAGCAACACGAGCCTATGCTAATGTCGCGACACAAGTATGTAAAAGTAATCCGGTAGCAGAAAGAACATTTACCAAATATTTAAGAGAATCTGGCATGCTAAAAGCTATAATTCCAGGTAAAAAACAATAGGTGATTACCAATGGGAATTTTTGATAGAATAAAGCGTGTATGGAATGTGTTCACACATGAAGAAACAACTCAATATAAGTATCAGCATATGGGAACAGTAAGTTCATATAAACCAGACAGAATAAATTTCAGTCGTGGTAATGAACGTTCTATTGTTACTTCCATATATAACAGAATAGCAGTCGATGTTGCTGCATTAGATTATAGACATGTCGTTGTTGATAAAGAACATGATAATAGATATGTTGAAGATGCAAACTCTAAACTAAATAGAGTATTAAATATCGAAGCTAATAAAGACCAAACTTCAAGAGCTTTAATTAAAGATATTGTAATGTCATTAATAGATGAAGGATGCATAGCAGTAGTACCAGTTGATACTACCGATGATGCATTCGAAACTAACAAATATGACATTTTATCTTTAAGAACAGGTAAAATTCTTGAATGGTATCCTGACAATATAAAAGTTAGGGTGTATAATGATAGAACAGGTTTATTTGAAGATGTCACTTTACGAAAAGATATGGTGGCTATCATTGAAAACCCATTCTACCAAGTAATGAATGCACCAAATTCTACTTTACAACGTTTAATACGTAAGTTGAATTTGCTAGATTATGTAGATGAGCAAAGTGGTAGTGGAAAATTAGATTTAATCATCCAATTACCATATGTCATCAAGACGCCTGAACGTCGCAAACAGGCAGACATGAGACGTGCAGAAATAGAGTCGCAATTAAGAGGTTCTAAATATGGCATAGCATATACAGATGGTACTGAACATATTACACAGTTAAATCGACCTGTAGAAAACAATTTATTAAAGCAAATCGAAATGTTAACGAGCATGCTACATAGCCAGTTAAGTATTGATGAAACTGTAATGAATGGTACTGCAGACGAAAAAACAATGTTGAATTATATGAACGGGACAATTGCACCATTTGCTTGTGCTATAACTGAAGAAATGACACGTAAATTCTTATCTGTAGAGGCTATAGATAAAGGACAACGTATTGTTTATTTCCAAGAACTATTTAAATTGTTACCAATTTCTCAAATTGCTGAACTTGCAGATAAATTTACTAGAAATGAGATTATGTCAACTAATGAATTTAGACAAAAGCTTGGCTTGAAACCGGTAAAAGACCCTAAAGCTGATGAACTTAGAAATAAGAACATTAATCCTGATAAAGGAGAAAACTTTGCGACAACTTCTGGTGCTGAAGTAAAGGAAGCACCTAATAAAGAAACCGTAGAAATACAAAGAAAATCAGAAGAAGGAGGAGAAATTCAAAATGGTTAAAAAAGGCTACGATTTTGGTGGTTGGTTAACTAAGTATGGCATCAAATGCACTGATGGTAATACACTTGTGGCTCCTGCATTCCAAGATTGTGACGGTAAAAGAGTTAGTTTAGTGTTTGACCATAAACACGGACTACATGACATTATTGGTCACTGTGATTTGGAGCATAGACCTGAAGGTGTATATGCATGGGGCAAATTAAATGATGAAAATCCAGAAGGACAATATGCTAAATCATGTGTTAAAAATGGCGATCTAGTGGCAATGTCAGTATACGCTAATAGATTAAAACGTAATCCTGCTAATCGAAGTGAAATCATCCATGGTAACATATTAGAAGCTAGTTTAGTTTTTGCTGGCGCTAATCCAGGTGCAACTATTGAAGAAGTAATGTGTCATGGTGACGAAGATGGTGAAGCAGCATTAATTTCATTTGTCGAATACCAAAGTGCTAATGTAGATATATCTCATTCCGATTCTGAAGACAATAATGAAAAGGAGAAAGAAAACATGCCTGAAAGTGTAGCTCAAAGCCAAGAAGGTAAAACTGTTCAAGAAGTTATAGATACAATGACTGAAGAACAAAAAACAGCTATGGCCATCATCGTTCAAGCATCAGTAGATCAAGCTTTAGAAGAAGCAGCTGGTAAGAAGGATGAAGCTAAACATAGTGATGACCAAGAAGATGGTCAAGAGATTCAACACAGCGATGTTGAAAATAATAAAACAAATAACGAAGAGGAGAACGAAACTATGCAACATAATATTTTTGAAGGTCAAAAAACAGAAGATGTAATTGTACACGCTGAAGTTTTAGACGATGTTTTAAAAGATGCTAAGAAATATGGCACTTTAAAAGATTCTTTTATTGCTCACGCAGCAGATTATGGTGTAGACCATATTGATTATTTATTCCCAGAAGCTAAGAATGTAACTAACACACCTATCATGATTGATAGACCTCAAGGATGGGTTAAGAAAGTTATGGGAGCTGTACATCATGTACCTTATAGCAACATTAAATCTTTATATGCTGATATCACTGATGATGAAGCAAGAGCTAAAGGTTATATGAAAGGTAACTTAAAGAAAGAAGAAGTATTCAGTTTATTAAAGAGAAAGACTTCTCCAACTACTGTTTATAAGAAACAAAAGATGGATAAGGATGATATTAAGGATATTACAGATTTTAATGTAGTAACTTGGTTAAAGACTGAAATGAGAGGCAAACTAGATGAAGAATTAGCTAGAGCATTCTTATTCGGTGATGGTCGTTTAGCTTCATCTGATGATAAGATTGATGAAACTAGAATTCGTCCAATTTGTAATGCAGAAGAATTATTTGCTATTACTAAGACAATTGCAGGTTCTACTGATAAGGAAAAGGCAAACTCTTTAATTGATAAGTCTGTTGAAGCATTTGATGATTACCAAGGTTCAGGTGCAGTAGTCGCTTATATGAGAACTTCATGGGTAACTAAGTGCTTATTATTAAAGGATGAAGTAGGTCATAGATTATATAAGTCTATTGCTGAATTAGCAACAGCTATGAACGTTGATG